TTTTGGACATAAAAAATAAGCCTGTTTAATGGCTTAGGACAGAGACGAGCATTATTCATTTCGCGCAATTGAAGCATTCGCCCACATTACTGCCGTTTCAAGATTAGTCATAGCGACTGATTTCTCACGACTAGCCGGACACTCTTGTTCAATTAAGTAAGCCAGTTCTTTAACCTTCTCGCGAATCGCTGTATACTTTTCTGGTTGCCCCTCTTTTGGCGTGTGATACTTGAAATTGTTTTCAATCTGCAAGTCAACACCGCCACTTTTTATGCACCGATAGCAAAACTCTGTTTCTGTTTTATTATCGCAACCATTAACAAAACACTCATTCATTGTAATACCTCCTAGTGGTGTGATAACGGACACACGAACCGAGATGTACGGATCGCTCCTTTCAGTCTTTGTCGTAACCTGAAACTCTATATCCATCTTTTACAATTGTTTCATTATGATTCAATGACACGGACGCAATTAATTCACCATCATCTGTGGAGACCACTATTTCTTTTGTTGCCGGATAACTAAAACCAACCTCAAAAAGTCTTGAACCATCATCATATTTCGTGTGATTAATTTGCACGGACTCTATTTCGTTCGGGTTAACTTGTTTAATTAACTCAATCGCTGCCAGTAATGTTAATTGATTGTTCATTCAATCACCCTTTTCACCATAATGGTATATGTTAATTTCAGGCTTACCCCGAATCACATCGTTTGCGTAATTATATACATTCAATACTACGATTATAATGAATAAAATATATTGCCACTTAGGAATAGTCATAGTGCCCTCCACTTACAATCCCCTCCTAGTCAAATCAGCTTCCCATTCCTCTCTCGACATTGCCGGAGAAATTGCGCAACGACAGCGAGGATGGAGCGGATTCGCATTCACACCTATTTCCATATCCCTCAGCTTGAATACTTTCCCGTCTAGCGGTTTGCAGATATGACAAGCATCCGGTTCCGAAATGTATTCATAGGAATCAATTTCTAGTTGCTTGTACGTGTCTTCTTGTACTTGTATCTGAACTCTCGCCATTTCAGTAATCATTAATCTTTCTGAATCGGCAATGTTAGCACTAAATGTCTTTCTTAAATCCCTAGCAAGCGCACGCGGATTTTTACCTTGTACGATTCCGCGGTTTAACAACTTGTTTAATTCGCCTTTTAACGCTTGCTGATTCGTCCACAATCTGTCAGACCAAGTAGCGTTAAGAAATGAGGCATTGACGATACTGCGAATAGATTTCTCACCGTGGTTCAATGTGTGACCTAAAATCCCCGCTTGCCGTTTATATTCTTCTCGCGCCTCTTTAGTGAATTGCTCCAACATAAAACGCTCTTCATCACTTGTCATTGCCGCGAGTTCGAGCGCAACGTTTGTTTTTAATAATTCAAGACGGTTTATCTTCATCGTTACGTTGTAAATCCGCATTTCTTCATTTGCTAAATCCGTGAAAGACTGCGACTTAATAAATTGGTCGCTTGAATGTGCGCCTTTAACATATCGTTTAGCTTTAGCTGCATAGTCATCTATATCAAGCTTAGTAACACGTTTACGAGCTTCTGCCATAGTTATTCCTTCTGTAGATGCATAACGACCGTAGAACGCTTCTACTTGTTGTTCTATGTCTTTCATTACCGCCTTTTGATTAGCTTCGATAAGTTTAGCTAGTTGCGCATCTGTTTTTTTGCTTTTCTTTATGTGTTCGAGTTCACGGTCACGCCAATAATTATCCTTCGCCATCTTCAATCACTTCAGTTCGTGGGAATTCATATACACTACCCCGCGGCGTTTCCGCTTCGATCTCGTCCAATTCATCCTGCACGTTGTCCACAATTGAGAGGGCGGAGAGTTGCGTTCTTTTAGATACGATTCCCTCTAAACCAGAAACCGCGCTTGCTTCATCAGCCAAATCGTTTGGCATGTTACGACTAAATATATAATCAATCTCCAAATAGCTTTCTTGCGCCGCTCCGAAATTCGTAGGAATCGCGAATAACATTGCAAATCGTTTCATCATTCCAGCTGTGAACTTCCGCTCTTTCATCAAGGTTAAGTTTTCCATTGGTTGCATTTTATATTTCAGTGATATTCCAGATGATGCTCCGAAATTCTTATCTGATATATTCGCAACCATTGCAATTTGAAAGATTAAATCCTGCAGCCTACTAATTAAGTTTTCTTGTGTAGCGTCCGCATTCGGTTTATCTAAGAATTCCACAATAATTTTACTAACATCGCCATCTTTTAAGTTGATGATACGATTATCACGGATCTGATTAATTGTATCTTCGTCTAATTCGACTCCGAGTATAGCGAGATAAGCGTCTGCGAAGTAATCAACATCATTCGCTTTTTCTGATAGTGCTTTGTTATAAGCATCTATTAACGATTGCACTCCCTCGAATGCTCCCTGTCTTTCTTCGTTCTCCAAATACTCGATAAGCGGCACATCACCGAAATAGTGAGCAACAGGGTTTTCTTGCACCAGATCACCCTTATCATTCTTATAAAACTCAATCTCATCGAATTTAGAATAGATAGAACCTCTCAGAATATCATCCTTATCTTTCAATACTCGGACACCATACAAAGGGTTCTGAGCAATCGTATCATCATATATAACGAATCCATTCTGAGGTGCTAGGTATGTCACACGACTATTAGACTCCTCATCCATGTAAAGAAATTCATATGCATGTCCATATATACTGCACATCTTAGATAATTCGGCGTTGTTGTCGTTTTGACTGTTACGCTTTGCAATTAGCTTCATTTGGTCAGCTGTTGTCCCGTCTGGATGCACAGTCTTCACTGGCTTACCGATAAAATAACCGTTAAGCGTATCGACTATGTACCGCGCGAAGTTTACAACCAACCGATTATCCGGCTTACCCATCTCTTTAGCTTCATCATTAATAATCGCGTGTTTACCAAGATACATATCTTGCAACGTTGTGTAACGCGGCAACTCCGCCTTGTGTAGTTCAATAAATTCATTTAGTTTCTCGCTTGTCAATTCTTCTTCTGCATCCATCGTAAAAATCATTTATAAACCTCCTTTGAATAGCTTCGCGACCGCCTTCAAGTGATAGCGTTCTAAACTATAGCGCAACCCATCAATTACGTGGTTGTTATCATCTATAGGCTCGTTAAGCCACTTGCCTTCTTTGTTTTGCTTAAATGTATACGTGTTAAATTCCTCGATTGTATAAATACACGAGGGATGAATGTATATCTTAAATCCTTGCAAGAATTGAATGCCGTGCATAATGCTTCCTTTACCTTTAACGGATTTGTGAAGCCTTCTAACACCCTTACTCACTAGTTCGCTGATTAGTCTAGGTTCGGCGCTGTCACCTGTGATAGACGCTTTTAAAAGATCTTTGTTATCCAACATCTTATATATATCATTTGTTGTCATAGCCTTTTCATAGTGCTCTTCATATATCCACAATTCTTTTCTTTCTAAGTCCACAACGGAGCCAATCATGGTCGTGGGATCGTTTGTAAAACCGTAATCCATCCCGTGAGTTGTTTCTTGGATTTCCCTAATTTTGCTCTGTATATCGAAATCCCTCACGTTGAAGTTTTCGAATACTAAACCTTCCGCAACACCCCATTCTCCATCACAAACAATTCTGGCACGCCTTGGATTGGTAACGTATAAATCTTCCATACGTTGCCTATCTACATCGTCAAGCCATTCATTAACTCTGAATGTAGTAGTGAGAGAGAGCGTGTTGTTTCGTCTGGTTTCTTCGTCAAAGAATTCCCTTTTGAGCCAATGATTTTCAGACCATGGGTTGAAGCAAACTGTAATCTGTTTGAAGAAGTCGGGCGAATCATTACCTCCACGAATGGATTCAACAACGGTATCAAATGCACCAACGTCTTCTATTTGGTAAGCTTCCTCGAAAAACGCCCACGATAACATTCCGACATCAACCGCAATAGACGTAATTTTAAGTGGATCGTCAAGACCTCTAAACAATATCTTTTGGCCAGTAGGCATGTAAGTTATCTCTGGCATCGACTCATTAAACTTGAATAGATGGCCCACCTTTAATTGGTGTGCAGCCCATTTTAAATCTGTAAAAGTTGATTGTCTGTTTGTGTTGGAATACCTACGAACGACTAATAAATTCGACCAAGGATATTTCATGAGTCGATAAATAAAATTAATAGCAGCAGTCTTTGATTTTTTACTACCACGGGAACCTTTAACAACTCTATAAAAGCTTCTGTCATGCCAAAACCTGTTATAACCTCCACCGATTAACTTGCTAACGTTTACTTTATTAGTCATCAGCCGGCACATCATTTACGAATACAGGAGTAACATTCTCAATCTGCTGCTTATCCGTCCACATTGCGTGGCGGTTCCCTAACAACTCCGCTGCTTTAATACGTTCGTTCATGGTTGGCGGCATATCGTCCGTGATTTCTTCAGCTCCGCCACCAATTCCGATTAATACGGACGCTTGGATGCTACCTCTTGCAATGGATGTCAATAATTCTAGTATTTCTTGTTGATCCGCGACTCTTTCAGATTTTAATTCGTCGAGTCGTTTGTCGATATAAGCTTTAATTCTCACATTATCTAACAACTTATGTGAACTGACCTTCGCATACTTTTCACTATACCCTGCTTCAATAGCTGCTGGATACGCCATTCCACTAATGATATATTCATCTGCAAACCGTCTTTGTCGTTCATTAAGCTTCACACCGTATCACCCCATTATGCTATTTGCTTTCGTTTATTTGCATTAAAAAAGCACCCCTGAAGGATGCTTTGTAAGTCGTTATTTAATTGCGTTGTGTTCCCACCAACTATCTGCAATATCTGGTAAATTGTCGGCGTTGAACTCCGATTTCTTTTCGGTTAATTTATTTATAGTGTCAGAACTGAAGTCTGATTTAATAACATATTCATCTGTTTTGTTACCTTGTTGGTCAACCAGCGGATATTTCACGCTAATCCCTATATCGCTAATGTTGATATCGAGCTTCTTAACTGTGTACAACGCATCTCGTATAGCTAACTTCATGCCTTTGGTTGTCATCTTGCTAGACAGGTTTTCTTTGCCTAAATATTCAACTTGAACCGAATAAGGTTCCTCGAAAAATTGACCTCTTGCAACAATAAAGTCAGCGCTTTTATTTTCTTTTAAAGCAGCCTCTACTTCTTCTTGTGGTGTAGATGGTTTTTCTTCCTTCACGACAGGTTTCTTTTCCGCCGGCTTTTCAGTCTTCGTTTCTTTTTTCGGCTCTTCTGTCGCTTTCGGTTCGTCATTTCCGCATCCTGCAAGTAAAAGAGCAGCCATCAACAAGAATAATAATCGCTTCAAAATTAACTCCCCCATATCCATTTGATCCTATGATACAGGATATGCAATTGGTTGACTATTTAAACTTATATATACTTCCAAGACTACACACCATATCGAGTCCTAATGGATGACTAATGAATAGCTAATGATTAACTATTGATTAGCCGCGATTATTTGGTGACTGTATGATATGCAGTCTTCAAGGTATATATAAAGCCCACAGCGTTTTGCCGTGAGCGATAATTGTTTATAGAAAACGGAACACCTTACAATAGTTATACACATATCCACAGGCCCTACACCTTAGACTGCTTACTACTATTTCCGATGTTTCCGCATCGTATGTTGCCCGCACACCCATTGTATATAGGCACAGTGTCTAACAGTGTATTTCCGTACACTTGTTAATTGATGGATGCGCGAGCGTTATATATTTAAGAGTGAGATTGCTAACCTTTAAATCTCATAATACAATATTATCTTATTAAAGAGTGAACTTCCCTGTTGTTAACAAGTGTCACGTTTTAATAACTGAATGAAACATCTTTAATATAGACCTCGTTACATCGTTAAATTCTGGACAATCCACCACCTCCATAAATAAAGGTTCATCTATCTTGTAACCGGTAAGGCCTATATCTTCCAATATCAACGTATCTCCGAAATGTATGTCATCACCGTTAGAGTCCTTGAAAATCGTCTTCCTCATACCCACCCAACCCTCTCAGCCGTTTCATCAAGCAACCCATTCCGTTTTCTTAACACCTTACTCCGCGACATAAACAAGGCATCCGCAATATCTTCCCACTCGAAGAAGTTTGAATCGTTATCCCAGTACCGCATGTCGATTATTTTCTTTAAGTCTTCATCGGCTTCTGTGTAGAGTGCTTCCACAACGTGAATGACCCTTCTAAGGTTTTGGTATAAATCATCTTCATCAAGTTTGATCGCTGCTTGTTCAACTGGCTTAGATACAGTTCTAACCGAGTTACTACCCCCACCACTGTTTTCATCGTCCGAGTTTTTACTCAGCAATTGCCACTGGCGATAGTCGAGTAGTTTCTTGTTTTGTTTATAATTCGACCAATATTCTTCTAGCTTTTGTAAGTCGTATTTATTTAATGTTGCCCGCATGTTTGATTCGCCCCTTCATCACTCGAATATAGGTCTAGTTTTAACGATTTCCAACGCCTGTTCTTCTGTAAATCCCGCTTTAGTCAACGCGTCACTTTTAGCCTTTAATGCTTTTGCGTGTATAGCATATAACTCTATTTGTTGAGGCATTATTTCGGTCAAGGTTTTTATTCCCTCGTAAAAATCGTTCTTCACCTGGTGACTCTTGTCCGCTTTCTTGTTAACAATACTCAATGGTTTATTCATGCTTTCATCCCCTTATTTAATTTCCCATGTCGTTCATATTCGGACAAAAGTTTTTGGTCACTCTGTCCACATAATGCTTCTTTGCTCCAATTTGACCACATTGCTAACCACTCGATAATCAGCTTTCGTTCTTCCTCTTCCACGGTTCATCACTCCTAAATAAGTCTTTCATCGCTTCGTTGTAACATTTCCGACAAAGATAACTGCCATTTTCCCGAACTGGATACAGTTTGCATTCTGTGCATGTTTTTGGATTCATCGGCTTCCTCCTATTTTTTAGTATCCACACGCTTGATGCTATCCTCACTGTTAAAACCTTTTGGGTAACGTTTGAGCAACTTGTTTACATTTCCTTCCGCTATATCTGATAAATTAAGTCCAAGCATCGTAGCGAGTCCTGCGACGTAGTGGAGCGTATCACCCAGTTCTTCCGCGATCTCGTAAATGTGAATCGGATGACCATGAAAGACAATCTTTTTAATATGGTCTGCAACTTCTGCTGATTCCCCACATATACCTAGACCATAGTTTGCTAAGGCTTCTCGTTTGTTGTCCCATACGTTATATTCTGGTAACGTTCTTTTACTCAATTCTTGATAGTCGTTTAGCTTCATGATTCTAATTCCTCCAATATTGTCATATTAATTCTGGATACATCAGACATTCCTGTACAGTATTCTAAACTCAACTCTCACACTTTTTCCCTCTTCCTATTTGGTTTAATGTATATATTGTTTCTTTTTTTCCATCTATTGATTTCTGGTGGATTAACCTTGCAAAACTTAGCAATCTCTCTATCTGACACTTTCTCTCTTTTTAGCGTTGCATACACTTCTGGTGTCAAATCTTCGAAAGTTAACGCGCGTNNTGTGAGTGTGATTAGCTTATCTCCTAAGTTGCGTACCTTAACCGCTGCACGACACTCACAAATAGTCATCTCGCGATCTATACACTTATCACAACGTTCCTCATCCAATTCTGCAATGCGTCTTAAAATGTTTAGGCGTTCCCTCCTCATTTCTTTCCCCTCCTGTTTTTAAATACTTCTAGCTAACTGTTTCCCTAATTCAAGTAATTGTTCAGTTGTTTTATCAGATGCATCTTTTTGTAACTCATTTATTTGCTTGAGTATTTTCGCCCGTTTCAATCGTTCGGCTTTCCGTTTAATTCTTAATTCTTTTCTTTCATCATTCGTTGCCGGAAGATTTCGAGCGGATCGTTCTTCTTTTCTTTTTCTCAATCGCAACTCTTCCAAGACTTGGTTCTTTTTCATGGATATCGAATCTTTAACGCTAAACCCTCTACGCAATCGCTCGTTAGCTGCCCTACGAGATACGCCATTTCTCCGTGCTATCTCGTATTCTTCGACTGTAAATGTGTTGTTTCGCTTGCGTATTGGTGTTAATAACGCGTTTTCGAGTGTCATCCCGCTTTTTATCCGACTCTTCAACGTGTCTGGATGGATGCCGGCGATTACTGCAATATCACGGATTGATAAAACGTTAGCGGTCTTCATCGCTTCTACGCCCCCTAGTGCTTATTTTCATCTGCAATTCTCGCTGCAACCTTAACGCGTATAATTTTAACGAGTTGTCCTACCCGCGCTTTCGTTACGCTCATCTCTAATCCGATTTCGGAATAACTATCCCCTTTTATTAACCTATCAACGATAAATAGTTCGCGTGGATTCAGATTTTCGATGTAATAGCTAATATTTGGGTTGGATAAATCTTGTTCGTAACTGACTGTTTTGTATAGATTACTTTCCTCGTCTTCATTGCTATCAGTGTCCATACTCAACACTGATTTAAGACTGAAAAATATTCGGCAACTTTCCACATGTCTAGGTTCAACACCTAGCAGTTTCGCGATATCGGAATCCTCGTAATCCCATAAACCTTGTTTATCTATTTTCCAGGCCGTCTCTTTAACCCCCGCCGGCACATGCACAAGTCCGTTTCCACGATTCAGATTTCGCATGTAACCGCGGACATATTTGTAAGCGTAGGTGATAAATTTCACCTCTGAATTAACGTCATACCTTTTAAATGATTCCATCAATCCGATAAAGCCGACTTGTGCCAAATCGTACTTGTGGTGATAATCGTTAAAACTAAACCTTGACGCCATCGTGTAAACCAATCTCTCGTATTTTTTTATGATAGTTTCGATTGTGTGCGGTTCGCCGTCTATGAGTTTAGTCAACGCATTTCACCTCCTAACCCAACGTTCTGCATTATCTACTAGAGATAATAATTCACCGAGTTTCATATTGTGCGGGTTTTCTAGGATTAACCCTAGATTGCACGCTTTATCAATAAGCTGTTTACGTTTTTGAATTGATTGTTGCCAGTTGATTGTGTTTTTGTCGTTTGGATCGTGGCGGTTCATTCCTCTTCATCCCAATCATCGTCTTTTAAAACGCTCCCAACGCCTCCGCACGGGTGACATGATTCCCAAACCAACTTACTTCCCCCAAGTCTTCCCAACCCCTTACAATCAACGCACATAATGATTGCGTGCCGTTCTGGTATATCTACTGGATTTCTTTTCACTTCTATCACCCTTTTTTAATTTGCGGCTCAACTTTTCGAATCGTGAGCCGCATTATATTGTTCGTTCGTTTAGTTCGCCTTATGTTCGTACGGTGAAGCTTATTAATCCGACAACTCGACCTTCTTTGTGGCTTCGTTAATAAGGTGTAAAACCGTCCTCAAGTCCGAATCTCCCGTTTCTCTCATATCTTGAACCTTGTCGAATAGCTCATTTAAAATCTCGATAGTATTTTCTTTATTCATTTCCATCTCCCCTTTATTAGTTCGCCTTATGTGTCTACCGCGTCTTACCTACCATCGCTTTTTCTCTGCATCACGGCGCGATAGCCTTTGTGGACGTTCAACCCGCCGTATTCGCCATTTCTATAAACGTGCTCATTCTTTTCCACATCATATATAGCGACTAATTCAAAACCACGTAATTCATTATCTGCAATACGTTTTGCAAGTTCTTCTGGTGATTTTGCGTTGATTGGGATTTTGAAATATTTGGATTCTGTTTTCAATGGTTTCACCCTTTCAGATTTCTGAACTGTATTTAGCTACAGTTTGTAATGCGTTAATCTCCACCTTCAAGGCTTCCATTGCGGCTATCGCTGATCTATACGTGTCGCTCGATAAGTCTCTTTCAAACTTCAAGTCTGCTACATGCCCGCGGGCTAAGTCTCCGATTAATGTTGCTTGGACCTTATCAGCTCTTAACATGACTATCTGTATCGCAAGCGCCTTCCTGTACGTGTGTTCAGCTTCTGATTTAGAGCGTGCAAGCCGAAATACTTCACGGCTCGCTTCACTCAATCTTTTAGTAGCTTTATATAATTCTTGAACTACTGGTGTTAATTCGTTGTTCATCAGATTGTTTCCAATGCCCAATAATCATTTAGATGCCACGACCTAACCCACTCGTCTTTTTTAACTTCGTCATAGTCCACTATCTCCAAAGAGTAATTTTCGCGGTCCACTCTACATCCATTTATTCTGGCATTGTCCAAATCGCCTTCATCGTCCAATTCAATCCCAGTTATTTTAAAACAAGTAGCTTGATGTGGGTGCGAATAAACATCTCCCACCTTAAAGAGCCATCCTTCTGTCTCTAATTCTTGTACAAATTCAGCCATCAATAACACCCCTTCATAATGTTTGTATCTCGATAAAAGCGTATGATCGTTCCGCGTAATGCTTTTCAAGCGTCAAACTTACAATCTGCGAGTCGTCTTTCCAGATAACCCCGTTGAGTGCATCCTCTATTCCCTTGCAATAATTCGATAGGTCGGGACGTGTAACGGGTAGTAGTACCCCGTCCTCCGCGTCCATTCTTTGTTTTTTCGTGAATGATTTCAGATATTGCCGATAGAATGCCATCCTTACCATTAATGGTTGTTCCAGCGGTTCACTTGGTGCATACTTCAATCCAATTTTCTTTACATGTTCTTTGTACACCCTCGATTTCGGAGGGTCATACATCCTTACGCCTTTAGCCGTTCTAGTTGCCCTTGCTCGACCTTGTGCTACAACTTCACCTGGTATTTCAAAGTTTATAATTTCCATTAGAAAGGAAGTCCATCTTCAACTTCTTCATTCGTCATAGGTGCATTATTCGGCTGTTTATTTGTTTGCGGTGCTTGTCCATCCTTTTTCGAATCAAGAAACTGGATGCTGCTTGCAATAATATCTGTCGTATAAACCTTTTGACCGTCCTTCTCGTATGAACCTGTTTGGATGTGCCCGACAATCGCGACTTGTGAACCCTTGCTTGTATATTGATTCGCTAACTCACCAGTTTTACCGAACATCACGACTCTTAGAAAACTTGCATCATCTTTCTTAAATGGATGGTCCACCGCCAGAGTGTTCTTTGCTATAAATAAACCTTGTCCCGTTGTTGTTGCATCGTGTTCTCTTACCCATCTACCAATCAAATTTACACTGTTCATTATTTTTCCCCTTTTCCATTCATATAGTTTTCAAACGCTTCTTCATTCGGATCTTCGATGTGACCATGTTCAAACAAATCAAACCTGTCGCAACTGAAATACTTGCCAAACATCTCTATTCGTTCCTGTCGCAAGCTATCTGCGAAACCTCTATCTCGGTGCGCCTTATCGTGATGCTTTTTACATAACGGCATTAAGTTTCTATATCCACCGCGTCCACCTTGCGATTTAAAGGTCACGTGATGCAATTCCACGGGCGTTGCGCCGCATATCGTGCATTCATTGCCGAACCAGTCAAAGGCGTTCTGCGCTTCTTGTGGCGTTACCTGTCCGCGTTCTTTCCGTTTGGGTTTTCTTCGCTTGAATATTGGTTTCGGAAACACTTAATCACCCTTTCAGTTCGCGTACTTTCTTGCCAAACATTTGATAATACTCATATTCCACTTGTTCAACCGTCTTGCTTTCTTGCTCGTAAATTAATGCCAGTGACGGAAATTTCAATGTTGCGTCTTTTATTTCCCGAAACGTCCTATATCCTTCTTGTTCCGTCCACATTTCAAAGTCCATACGGCTTGATGCGTCCCCTACGCTTTTCGGAAATCTTTGGTACGCATCATAGAAGACTTGTTTCGCTCCGCGTTCATCCTTTGAAAAAACAAATAGGTATAAGTTGTCCTCGATGTGCATAGAATAGAGTTGTACAGGCTTCACGCTTAATGGATCTTGCTTTATCAGTTCGTCAATCTCGATTTGATTCAAAGTTAGCGCTTGTAACTTCTCGAATTTATCAGTGCCGACAACTAAATTCTTTTGCATTGCCCAGAAGATTGTGTATGCGAGTAACGAAGAACCGAATGTAATAGCGTCATTCATTTCTTGGTTTAGATTCACATACTCAATCCCCCTGTGGACTTGTCGTATTGAACTTTTGTCATGCCTGTTTCACCGTTTCGATTCTTTGCAAATATAAATTCTATTTCCTTGTTGTCGTTGTCTTGCGTGTAGTAACTATCGCGGTATAAAAACATAACAACGTCAGCATCTTCCTCGATACTTCCGGATTCCCTCAAGTCTGATAGCATTGGACGCTTATCATTCCGTTGTTCAACTGCTCGTGATAGTTGCGCCAAACAAATCACAGGAACTTTAAACTCTTTCGCAATCGCTTTTAATCCCTTACTGATTTCTCCGACTTGCAAGTGCATGTTACCGCCCATATGTTCAGCCGACTTTATCAATGTTAAGTAGTCAATAAATACAACTGGTTTAACGCCTGGGAACTCATGCATTGACTTTCTTATTTTTGTTCTCATTTCTGCGAGCGTTTGGCGCGGTTTGTCGTAAATTTGGATGTTTGTCAAATCTACCCGTCTGACCGTTTCAACCCATCTATCTTTTTCCTCTTTACTCATGAAGCGTTCTAGGTTTTTAAACTTGCCGCGGTCATAACGACCAACTGATGCCATTAATCTGTCTCTTAATCTACTAGCGCCCATCTCCAAACTAAAAACAATGGGCAATCTTTCGTGCCAACCTGCTTCTTTTGCGAAATGCAACATTACATCCGTCTTTCCGACACTTGGACGTGCCGCAATAATAATCAAATCTTCGTCTTGCCAACCACCCGTTATAATATCGACTGGTCGCAATCCTGTTGGTGATCCTTTTTGCTTATCCACCACTTGCCAAGGCGCTTCATATATTTCAGAAACCAAATCCTTGATGCGATTTTGGTCTGTCGTTCTATTGCTAGTTAGCTTGTCCAATTCCCCTGTTATTTGTGGGATTTCCCAATCATCTTGTGCTGCCAGATGCAAGAGGTTGTGCTTTTCACGACCACGCCAGTTCTCCATAATGATTTCTACGTGGCTGTCAAACTTATTAATATCTGCGGTAACTTGTATATTCCGCAAGTGGTCAAATCCCCCGATAGAGGAAGGTTCTACTGATGTCAGTAAGCTAACTACATCAATTGAGCTTCCAATGTTGTCTAGGTTCCTCATTGCGGTCAATAAAGTTTTGTTAAGTTGCATAGTTAAGTGATCCGCTTGTAAGTCTGTATCTTTTAATAAATAAGGTGCTTTTAATATCGAACCAAGTACTGCATTTTCTGCTATCAATATTCTTTACCTCCTAACTCTTTGTATTGAGGGGCTACTTCACTTTCTTTTTTTGTGCTCCAATTCAACCTTTCGTCAAACTTCTCATTGAACAACGTACTCGGCCTTAAATATTCATCGCCCTTAGTTCCGTTGGAGAAGATTTGTCCCTTCCACTTTTCACAACATATGTCTATCACCTTCTTGAACGCGCCTAAATCGTTACCTTCATTCCACCTAGCGGCAATAGCTTTTCTACTTCCTGCCGTTGTATGTTTATATTTCTTTCCAGTCTTTTCATTTAGGTAACTGATAATTTCAACATGCGGTATATGGTCTTTCTTTTCATTCTTATCATTCTTTACATTCTTGTTTGTGATCACTTGTTGTTCATCTGTTGTTCGTTTGTTGTTCACTTGTTGTTCATCGTGTTGATGTTCACCCCACCCAACCACTGACACCACGCTATACTTGGTTGTTTTTTTGATGTTCAACATTCCCCACTTCTCGAAATTGTTCAGCCATCTCCAAAGCGTTATCGGTGAAACGACATCACCCTTTTTTACGCCATTATTAAACTCGTCTGATAGTGATTGTCTGCCAGTTACAAAGTCGCCAGGCTCTAATTCGACCATCTGATTTCCGATTAATTGACTGCGTTCCCTGTGACTAGCTTTCAATAAACAATGAACCCATAATTTCAACATGTCGGAGTCAGAGTAGATAGGATTGTCCTGTATTTTTCTGTGCAACTTGATCCATCCGTTATGCATTCCACCTCACCCTTATTCTTGCGTAATCAGATACTCAATGACTTTAGATGCTTCACCACTCGTTAATTCGCCAGTCGGCTTGTTGATACCGAGTGCCGTTTGTGCGCCTTGGTAGACCGCTACCTGCTCAGTACCTTGCTTCTCGCTTATACCCTTAACCCTGTCTCTTATACAC